CCTCGCTGACGGGGCCATGATCCAAGAATCCTTGGACAAGTTCAGAAAGACAGTTTCTGAACGATCTCAACCAATTGAGATCGATGTAGGAATTTTACAATCCTGCATCCGGACCGGTAATCTTACCGGCCACCCTGCACAAGTTAGTGCAGGGCCTAAGGCCTGTCTGCAGGCCCCACAGAAGCCAGAGCTTCTGGAGAGACGATATTACATCGGCTCTAAGCGCCCCGAACCAGTCGGGGGGCAGACCAAGTACTTACATTACTTGGCCACTCACCGCATACTCAGCGGTGAGTACGATACTCAAACATTAGAGTATCGTCCGTTCTCGAAAAAGAGAGCGGTAAGGTCTTCAAAGGACCTGCTCTCATGGGCTATCCATGAGACGCTCACACACCCTGAGAGGGTGTGTGCTGCTCGGCATCATTGTGTCGCCGAGCAGTCAAAGTCACGGACAATTACCGTGGCTCATTACGCCTATCAAGTCGTAATGGGGGTGTTAGCACATGCGCTAACACCTGCGGTTCTCTCAGGAGAAACGCGGTCCGGACTTAGTGCGGACCGGCATCTATGGAATTTCCTAGATGTCAACCTCTCACCAGAGGCACCCTCCTGGGAGGGTATGTCTGGACACAAGATCCAGGCAATGTCCTCAGACTTATCTGAGGCCACGGACCACCAAAATTGGTGGTTCGCTCGGGCCGTTTGGTCCGAGTTCATACGCCAAACTAGAGGGCGTATGCAGCCAACAGGACTAATGCTGTTGGCGAAGAGGATATACACCTCTTCAAGGCCGATATTTTATCGGCAAGGAAGTAATAAATATAGGTACTTCCTAACCCATCGTGGATGTATGATGGGTGACCTCTTCACAAAGGTCGTCCTGACAGTGAATCAGGACTATTCAGCACGAAAATCGTTGCTGGACTCCCCTATAGGGAGCCTCAACCGCTCTATGGAGCGGTCGTGTATGGTTAAGCCATACAATCTCCATGAATTGGAGATGGCGGGACACCTTGAGCGTCCCGCGCGCCGCGATGTGATTCGCGGTGCTTCCTACAGTCTTGTAGGAGACGACATAATAATTCTATATGTCGCCATCCAACGTCTATTTCGCGTTGGATTACTTCCCTATTTTAGGGAAGCCTGTGCATCCTCAGATGTACAGATATCAGAGCACGATAGCTTTGATAGTCCTCACTTTATGTTTTATTGTGAGGAGGGGGCCATGGTCCCCAAGGGCGTGCATGACACGACCCGCCATCAGCGTTGGAGTGGTAGAGAGGTAACTTACCTCGACTACCCGAGGCTGAGGCTCCTGCTCCCAGTAAAGATGGAGCAGGATATCTACTCACAGACAAACGTGGGTAGATTCTCCTTACTCGGTAAGGAGAGTCGCTGGACTAAAGACACGTCCAGCGACCTCGCCGTCCAATTATACGAGGCGGCGAGTCTGATACAACATTTGGTTGTACCAAGGGACATAGAATGTCTGTGCCCCTACACCCCGACTGAGATCGGAGGTGACGGCGCTTACACAAGCGACGTTGACTTCTTCACTGAAGTCATCCGTAGGAAATCAAAGGATCCTGCGGAGACACTCTATAGAATGGAGTGCCAAATGATGCGAATCTGGTCGCATCATTACGTGTCTACCGAAAAGGCACGTACGGGGGTGACGAAGTATCACCTCCTCCTCCCAACAATGAATAAGTTGAGAGGATGGCTGCCGGAAAGAGCAGTCATTGTTCCACCAACAGTGGAGCATGCAGAGATATTCAGATCTCTGCCTAGGGGACTCTTGGAGTCACCTACAGTAACCTTTTTCAAGTTACTGAAGAGATGTTATTATTCACATCTCTTTAGGGGGCTAATACTCCCTAATCTGCG